ATAATTTTTAATCAATTTCTGTATTCGGTGAAAGACATAATTTAATATGACCTAAATTAGCTATATCATATTTAATTACTAAAGGATAATCATTTTTAATATACATGTGTAATAAATTACATAAATTAGTACATTTTGTAAATAAACATAAATATTTTAATGAAAAAATACCTTGAATTGGTTCATTACTAGAAGTATTTTTAGAATAATTTAATCCTTCTTGTGTTTCTAAAAGAATAGTCTCTTGACTAGCAAAATCTCCATTACAATTTAATAGAAGCGATGTCTCTACACTCTTAATCTCAACATTTTCACCAATATTTGACATATCACGAATAATTTTCTGAAAATCTACACTCGGTAAAGTTAATTCGCTCTCAAACTTAGCAGGCGGAATACTTAATTCATCTTCAGAAATATCTAATAAATTCATCTTAAATAATGTTTGTGTTTTTTTATCATTATTATTAATCTTAATTCCTAATCTATTTTTATCACATTTTTCTACAAAAAGACTTAATGTTTCATTATTATTCATTATTTTAATTAGTTTAAATAAATTCATCATATTAATACCAATTCTTGTTTTTTCTTCGCAATGAAAATATTCAAAATTTTCTGCTAATAATTTCATATGAACAAGAACAATCTGAGAATTATCTGTTGCAACTAATTTAATACCACTTTTATCAAAGATTAAATTAGTATCAGTTAAAATTTCTTTTAAAGCCTCTACAAGAATACGAAAAGCACCCGATTGAACTGTTTTAACCATAAAAACATATTTATCTTTATCTGCGTTCATTTTAAATTCTATAATTAAAATATTCTTTAAATATAAACTTATTATCTATTTAAAAAATATATCATAAATATTTATGATATAATATATGGAAGAACCTTGTTTTATCTTAAAAGAATATTTAAAATATCACGATGAAAATATACAAAAATATGGTAAAAATACTGTTGTCTTAATGCAAGTGGGTAGTTTCTATGAAATTTATAGTGTTCAAAATGAATCATTAAACTTAGGCGCCGATATTTATCAATTAGCTGATATATTAGGTATTCAAGTTGTTCGTAGAAATAAAAGTATTCCTGAAATTACATTAGAAAATTTCTTAATGTCTGGATGGAATACTTATGCTACTGAAAAATTTCAAAAAATATTATTAAATCATAATTATACTATTGTTTATGTTGATCAAGTTACTGAACCTCCTAATCCAGAAAGAAAAATTACTAATATAATTAGTCCAGGAACTATGATTGAAAATTATAATAATAGTGATAATAATTATTTATTATCTATTTATCTGAATAGTTATCCACAACAATATGATAAATATATTTATGTAATTGGTTTATCAGCAATAGATATTTCTACTGGTGAAAATACTGTTCATAAAATAATTTCATCTTTAGATGATAATAATATATGGAAAGATGAATTATTTAGATTAATTCATTATTATTCACCTAAAGAATGTCTATTTCATTCTGAAATAGATCTAAAGAAAGATGAAATATCTAATATGTTTCAATTAAATGAAAAAAGTATTCACTATAATTTATATCAAAATCATGACTTTAAAAAACCAAGCTATCAAAATGAATATCTAAAAAAAATATTTAATACAGGATTTTTAACTCCTATTGAATATCTAGGATTTGATGAATCCGAAATAACTTTATCATATCTTTATATGATACAATTTATTCATGAACATAAATTAGAAAATCTAAATAATTTACCTAAACCAATCATTAAAAGTGATAGTAATAAATTAATTCTTAGTAATAATACTATTTATCAATTATATCTTATTCCAAATAAAGAACATGAAAATGAAAAATATAATTCATTATTAAGTATCTTAAATAAATGTGATACAGCTATCGGTAGAAGATTATGTAAAAATAGATTATTATATCCTATTACAAACTGTAATATATTAAAACAAAGATATGATATGATTGAAAAATTTCAAACAAATAAACTATATGAAACTATTAAACCAAATTTAAAAAAAATATTAGATATTGAAAAATTACATCGTCGAATGGGATTATCTATTTGTTCACCTTATGAATTCTTCAGTATACATACTTCATATACATATTTAATTAAATGTATAGAATTTATCAATAAACCTTTACCTGAAATTATAGAAAAATATAAAAATACTATTCAGAAATTAGATAAATTTATAAATGATTATCAAAATATATTTATCTTAGATGAATTAGAAAAATATTCATTAACTAATATGAATAGTTCAGTGTTTCAAAAAGGTATTCATCAAAATCTAGATGATCTACAAAAAGATATAGATGATGGATTATCTATGATTGAATGTATTTGTGAAAAATTAAATAAATATATAGATCCTAAAAGAAGTGGTTGTATTAAAAAAGATAATAATGATAAATATGGTTATTATTTATATGTTACAGATAATCGAGCAAAAATATTTCAAAAATCTGTTAAAAATTTAGTGAATACTACTATTCAAATTGGTAATATTAATTTAGATTTAAAAGATATAAAATTTATAAAGAGAGGTGGAAATACTCATTTAGAGTTTAAAGAACTCTTAGATATTTGTAATAAATATTCTTCAGATAGATTAAAAATACAAGGTGTTAATAAAGAATTATTTATACAAAAATGTAATGAATACTATAATATTTATAAAGAATTATTTATAAAATTAGTAGATCTCATTGGTTTTATTGATTTAAATACAAATATAGCTAAATTAAGTATAGAAAATGTATATAATAAACCTGAAATATTAGATATAGAAAAGAGTATTTTTAATGGTAAAGATGTAAGACATCCTATTGTTGAGAAAGTTCAAAAAGAAATAGAATATGTTCCCAATGATATAGAATTATCTGAAAATGGTATATTATTATATGGAACAAATGCTTGTGGTAAATCTACATTGATGAAAAGTATAGGATTAACATTAATTATGGCTCAAGCTGGATTTTTTGTCCCTTGTAGTTCATTAAAATTTTCACCATATACTCAAATATTTACAAGAATATTAAATAATGATAATATTTTTAAAAGACAATCTTCATTTGCAGTAGAGATGAGTGAATTAAGAAGTATTTTAAAACGTAGTGATAATAAATCATTAGTCTTGGGAGATGAAGTTTGTTCAGGAACCGAAACAATATCTGCTTTATCAATTGTTTCAGCAGCATTGAAAACACTTTCTGATATAAAATGTTCATTTATATTTACATCTCATTTACATCAGTTAATGGATATTAAATTAGTCAAAGATATAAAATCATTAAAAGTATTTCATCTTAAAATTATTTATGATAAAAAGAAAGAAATATTAATTTATCAAAGAAAATTAGAAAAAGGTTCGGGACCGGCTATTTATGGCTTAGAAGTATGTAAATCATTAAGTTTAGGCGACGATTTTATATCATTAGCTAGAAATGTTCAAATGGAAATAAGCGATATAAATCGTATATTATTAAATGATAAACATAGTAATTATAATAAAGATTTAATGATGGATAAATGTCAAATATGTAATAGTAAATCAGAACATACTCATCATATTAAAGAACAAAATACATCTGATAATAATGATATTATAGATTATCATCATAAAAATATTAATCATAATTTAGTTCAATTATGTGAATCATGTCATCATAAAGTTCATAACGAAAATTTAAGAATATATGGTTATATACAAAGTAATGAAGGTATTTTATTAAATTATGAATATATAAATAATAATCAAATAGTTAATACTAAAAAAAAATTTAATAAAAAAGATTTAGAAATTATCTTAAATTACAAAGATGATATTATTAATAAACAAATAAAAAAAAGTAGTTTAATCAAGAAATTAGAATTAGAACATCATATTCAAATATCTAACTCAACATTAAATAAAATATTAAAAGAAGAATATTAAATTATTTTTTCTTTTTAGTATTTTTCTTTCGTTTTTTAATTCTTTTTGTTTTTCGTTTATTTTTTAAACGACCTCTAATTGTTTTTCTATATGAATTATTATTTTTTAATATTTTAGATTTATTAGTTTTCTTTTTTATTTGAGCACTATCCAATTTATTAGAACTAAAATTATTTGTTTTTCTTTTTTTAGGTTCAGACTCTAATTTTACCCTATGTGTTTTTCTTTTTTGATTGGGTAATATAGGTCCTAATTTTTGCTTATGTAAAGTATCTATAGCTTTTAAAGCTAGTTCTGCATCTTTCAATTTTTTATTAATAAATTCTCTCCTAGCTCTTTCCTGAGTTCTTGATCCCTCATATTTAGGTTTAACTAAATCTCTATAATAATCTACTTCTTTTTTTGCTCCTTCTCGAAGTTCATCTTGAAATAAATTGGACCATTCTGGTATAATTAAAACAAAAGGTATAACATTAGAAAAACCTTGATCATATTCTTCAGCATTCAAACAATGAGAACCATATATATTTATTATATTATCCTTTTTTAATATATCTCTTTTTGCTAAACCAACGAATGGAGCATATAAAGTATCGGGATAATCTTTTATACCACCACCTTCAAATAACATATTTAATAGTGATTGATCTTCATATGCTTCCGATTTATCCATATGTTTTGATCTAGTCTTTGATTTTATATCTACCCATGAACCTGGAAAAGCTGAATGTAAAAAACCATATTTATGAGGATCAAAAGCACTACTAGTATAAAATTTCGGTTTTACAAAATATTTTGTTATCCATTTTTTTTTACCATTTGTTCTTATATACAACCAATCACTATCATCAGGATCTATTTCAATAATTTCAATTTTATCACCTTTTTTAAGATTTACATTAAACTCTTCATTTTCATTACCTTCATTATTATAATCATATTTCATTTGAGATACACCTTCATAGACAAATGTCGGTTTTAATCCTTTACCTCCATCTACCATATTCTCTGTTTTTAATTCTAATAAACCAGAGGCGAAAGCATCTTCTTCATAGGAATATTCTATATTTGGTAAGTTAATGGCAATATTTTTTTCTCTATCATAAAATAATCCATCTTTAACTATTATTTGTTCTTCTTTATGTCTTGGTTCTACCTTTCTCCTTTTATAACCCATTCCTTCTCTATCCAACATTGAAGAGTTTACCTCGACCACTAGGCGTGCAGGAACAAATTTTCTTTCGATCTTATTATATTTCATTAATGTAATACTATCTATTATACCAATGGATTTATTTTGAACTTGAAAATCCTTATAATCGGGTTCACTTGCAGCATATTCACTCATTTTAATACCCCTAGCTTTTATTATCATATAGTCACTAT